CAAAGTAACCGTGTGCCAAGCACTTGTAATCTTTCAATACTGCCATTTTCAATCCCCATTGAGGTCATATTCACTGTAATCGTGCCGATTGACCATACCAACACGCAGCTTTAACTGTCCACCCACCAACTTTAGCCCCATGCTGGGGGAAATATTGGGCTTCGGCTCGGGCCTGTAATCCACAAATCTTGTCTTGTCACGGCGCTGCATAGTCCTCACCAGCCCCTTTTTCCAAGCGTCATACCCCTTGTTGACCCGTATTTGCACCGTTTCGGTCAACGGTTCGGTCTGGTAGAGGAAGACATCCCGCATGTGATCCTTGTTGATACCGCACAATTCGGCAAACATGGCGTTGGAAATGCCCCTCTCAGGGTCTTGCAGGAACTTCTTAATTTGTCTTAATAGTTCAATTTTTGTAAGTAGCGTCATAGCAACACCTCTTGAACTTGCTTTTGCTGCTCTGGTGCAAATAGCTGGCCTTGGGCTACGGCTTGTTCTATTCGACGGCACGCAATGTCAAAGTATTTGGGTTCTCGTTCAATGCCAACGAACTTACGTCCCAGCTGGATAGCGGCAACGCCAGTGGTTCCGCTGCCCATGAAGGGGTCTAGGATAGTGTTTGGATGCTTTGGAACTTGGTCAATACACCATTTATAAAGCATTACAGGCCGTTCACATGGATGGTTTGATTCTTTGGTGTTAACGTAATTTGTCCATGTAAGGTTTATCAATTCAACCTTATTTCCCCAACTGGTTGACGCCATTTCAGCCTTACTCATGTTTGGCATGGGTTGATTTTTTACCCAAACCAAACCACCAGCACCCTCAAAGCAGTTGAAATAGTTTGCTCCCCAAATAATTCTGTGCGTGCTTTTTTCTTTCAACAGATGAAAAAACTCGGCGCTTGGGCCTGACTCATTCCACGTGACTAATTCACCACGAACATTTCCACTTACTTGCACAAAGTTACCAACGCCAAACGGTGGATCAGTAATCACCGCATCCACTTTTTCCAGACTAGGCAACACATCCATGCAATCACCAAAGTAGAGAGCAGCGTCTCCGATAATTACTGGTGTCATGCCCGTAGCCCTATACGCTGAAGGTAATTAGCCGCCACCTTGCCCACATATAGGTCTTGGTCAGAGGTTTCCGCATCTTTAGCCTGCTTCTCGCGGGTAATGTAGTTGGTTATCAGGCGAGGCTGCACTTGCTCTGCCCACGCAACTACCGCCAAGGCAGATGCGATAACCCTGTCGTCCTTGCTGCGGCCTGGTGCACCCAAGAACCCGTCCTCACGCACGATGGTCTTCATCTCTTCCAGCAACTCCATGCTGTAGATGTTCATCATCTGTCGCTCAAAGAAATCCTTCATGTAGTTCATCATGCGCTCCTTCGTCTGATGCGTCGTCATGAATCCAATACTGTTGGACAGCCCACCCATGTTGTCTAGCTTGCGCCAAATGTAATTCTGCATGCTACCCAGCACGTCCCGCAAGTCCCGCCCGATAGTGCCAGGCGTTGCCGTCGCCAATCGGCGTAGGTTTTTGAGTTCGGCAATCACGGCCTGACCTGGGCCATTCACTTCAAGGTTCATAGTGCTGTTCTTGTAAGCGCCAGCAAGGTGCGCTATCACCCACGCAAACTGATAAGTGTTCATCTCGCTGGTAGCAAACTCCGCAACCTGATCCAGCCCGTCAGCGTAACAGCGGTACACCTGTATGCAGAAGCGGTCTGCCCAATCAGAGCTGCCGTAGGCAGGGTCAGCACCTATGCAGTAATAAGCGTTGTCTATCGGCTCTTCCCAGATCTTGAGCGTACCCAGTCTCTCAGAAGACTTCAGCACTTGAGTGTCTTGGAAGTTCTGCCCGAACGCATAGCGGTAGCAATCTGGCACAGTCTTCTTCGCAACCTTCGCAGCGTCCGTGCAGCGGCTGTTAGAGAAGAAGCTAGTGCCTGTCATCACAAAGGCGTAGTCCTCAGTAGGCGGGAACTCTTGGTACATCAGGGATTCATCCTTGATACCCTCTGCCAGCTTCCAGCGCCACCACGCCATCTGACGCGAAGTGATTTCCACACCGTATAGCTTCTTGATTTCTTTGTGCCAATCCTTCTCCTCGCCGGTGAGCTTGCCGTCCCAGTACACCTTGTAGATGTTGCTGTCCGCTTCTACGGAGTAATACTCATTTCGCCACCAGCCGCAGAAGATAGCCTTCTGTGTTTTGGCAAACTTGGCGGTCTTGTACATGTCGTGATACATGTTGAAGCCCTGCGCCGTACTCTCAAACATGTAAAGACGCTCAGGATTCTTTTCTGCCAGAGATGCAATCAGGGACGCTAGACCTTCTTCATTTCCCCATGAAGCTGTTTCTGTTCCGTGAAGATAAGTGATAGCTTTGCCCTGCCCCAGCCTAGATTTATTACCAGCGATCTGGTAGAAAATTCGGCTCCGGTTCTTGAGCACCATTTGGTTCCTATTGTGGGCAACCAGCGGAATCTTGTATTCCTTGGGAAGACCTTCCATGTACATGCCCAAAGTTGAACGGAACATGTCGCGGTTTTCCTCAGTATCTGCAACCAGCGTTCCCTGCCATCCAGGGTGCGTAAACTGCCAGTAGAGATCCAAGGCAAGGCTGATCGTAGTGATTCCAAGTTGGCGTCCTTTAAGAATAACGAAGAAATGAATGTCATTGTCTAACCCCTTTGCAATCTCATTCATCACATACGTCTGCGTCCCCAGCGGCTTTGCCATCGGGATGAGGCCGTCCTCTTTAGACTCAATCTTTAGCTGGGCGCAGAACTTGTAGAACCTGTCGAGATCAAATTTCATTACCCACGTCCCCATTGCTGGGACATAGCATTCGCTATACCTTGATACGTTCGGCTTCGTTCTTTCCAGCGATTTGGTCCTGGCGGCATCCTATGAACTTTTGCTTCCCTACCTTCCACAATATTGGTAGGTCTCAATACAGGAAGTCCTTTTAACCACAAACAAGTAGCTTTGGTTTCTCCATGTCCATGTTGCCAAGGTTGAATAATTTGATCCGGTTTGCGTATGCGCGAGGAAATAATGCTTATAGGGTTTTCCAAAGCTATCTTAGGAATAGGAGCATCCAATAGCATCTGCACAAACTCTAATGCTTCTTGTTGCACTCCTGATGCTTGTTTGGTTGCAAAGTGACGAGCACCAGATACGGCCAAATGAGTGCATGGTGGGTGAGCAATCATTAAATCCCAACCGTCATTAATAACGTCAAAAACGCTTCCTTGGTAATGCGGCCCTGCAACCTCTGTTTGCAACAAGTCGCAAGACATTGCTTCATGCCCTAAAGCAATAAATGCATCACGAACTCTTCCGCTGTATTCACAAGCTATTAAGACTTTCATACTTCCTCTAAGAGTTCTTCAGTGGCGATCTGCCGCATGTTAGCCCGTAATCTCACATCAGAATCTTTGCCGTAGATCTTCTCCAACTTCTTTAGTTGCTTCTCCAAAAACCGCCGAGCCTCTGCCTTGCCATGAGTCTTGCGCGCAGCAAAGTAGGACGCTACTAGCATCCTAGCCTCTGCCATCTCAAGAATGATGCGGTCAGACATATCAGTCTACGTTGGGCTTGGCAAAGTATTCCAACAACACCAGGCAGGCATCAATGATTTTGTCGTTGTCAGGGTCGCCCTCATACGACAACACCTGAATAACGTCCTTCAAAGTACCCGCCACCAAGTGGTCTAACAAGTCCTGCGCCAGCGTTTCACCGTCTACTTCGTATTCCAGCTTCATGTCATTCTCCACACACGCACAAGATCACCGTCAGTACGGGCCACAAACGTCATAGACAGCCGTTTCCCAGCACGATAGTTAGCGTTGAGTACCTTAGCCCTAGCTGCCTTAGGTACGGTAAAGCTGTCCCCTACAGCCATAGTCTCATAAGGGTAGGCATACACAACCCTTACAGGGGGTAATCCTATACCACGCTCTAGTTCTATCACCTGCATATCTACACCACCTATGTTGCTATACCTGCATATTAGCATAAACACAGGGAAAGTACATTATTTTTTTGGGGGTGGGGGGGATGTGGGGGTCACACCTCACAGAGCTAGCTGCCCATCTCCTAGTCCCTCTCCTGGGTGGATGGCTAGTGCTGAGTGCTCTAGTCCCTTACCCGTCCCAAGCGCCTAGCGGGTAGTGTGCGAAGTAGCTGTAGCATGTAGCGTATGAAGTGTCAATGCCCATAGTGAACTAGTGAGCTAGCGGGGAGCGGGAAGGGTGAATCACCCCGTCTATCCCCATTGCCTAAGCACAGCTCTACACACTAATACAGTACACACACTACAAAGTCTAAGTCTTACAGACTAGTCTACACTAGTCACTACGGGTGTTTCTAGTGTTGCATAAATACAACGGTGACAATTATTGAAATTGTACGTCAACGGATAGATGATTAGTACGTTATGATTACATACCTAGTCGCTGTGACTAGGTATTAACAATGGAAGTTCCGCCATGAAATTTGATAAAGCCGATGACTTTACTGCACTAGTGTTTAATCCTAACGGGTTGCATCCTTATGATGCTATCTTGACCACTTGCACCGATACAAACGAAGGTTATGCACCTTATGATTTGACTATCGTGGAGTGCTATCCAACCCTAGAATATTGCATGACTCACTATCGTGCGGCTAGTGGTTCTTTTTTGCATCCTTATATGTTCCGTAATGTAGGTGAAGCCGAGTTTTATATCGTTAATTGGTACAAAGCTAATCGTCAAAAAATGGCTGTTTCTGTTGAAGCATAAGGTGCGCACCATGAAAACCACAATACACCGCAGAATTGCTTATGTATCAACACTTCCTGACATCAAGGAAATTGAAGAGAAAACGGTTAACGTTTGGCTATCACTCGGGACAATCACAATCACTAGCATAGGTTGTGAGAACACCTATTACATTGACCAGTTTGGTCAACAGTTTTATTGCAAAAACTACCCTCGCTAGTGCATCCTCTAAGCTCATGCTGTGGGCTTAGGGGTTTGCATTTGCAAACTGTAACTTAACAATGGATGTTCCTGTCATGCAAGCTATACAAACGAAATACTTAGGCCCCACTAACAACAGGGGCGCTCGCATCAAGGCATGGTGTGCAGCAGGTAGTAAAACAATGGATTACCCTTACGGGCTAAACACCGATTTAGCCCATTACAGCGTAGCCCAAGAACTGATGATCCAGCTAGGCTGGACGTGTGATGCTTTGCATCAAGGATGTCTGCCAGACGGCAGCTATTGCCACGTGATGGTCAAGGGGTAAACCATGCGAACAACTTACCCGCAAACCGCACTAGAAGCCTTGCGCTATTTGCAGTCCCAGCCTGATTGCGACTTTACCGAATTCTATATTGCCCGTGATTGCCACGGCGCACCGCCTTACCTATACGGGAAAACCCGCGACGGTCAATGGATTATCGTTTGGCATCCGGAGGAGTTAGATTATGCGTGAGCACTACACCCCCCTCCCTCGCCCCCGCCCCCTCGCGGGGGTGGCACTTGCCATTTCTATAGGCGTTGCCCTAGCCTATGTGCTTTTTACTTATCTTTGAGGTGACTTATGGTAAACCCAACTATTGCATACCATGCCAAAAATGATTTACACGGCTGGTACGAAGTGTGCCGTTACCCTGCGGACTGGGACGGCTGGCATAAGTTCGACCAGATGATGATCGGCGAAATGTTGCGCCAAAACCAAACTGTGGTCACCTGCGGGTGGAATATGTACCAGGTGATACCAGAGGCGCAGCATGGCTAACGGAGGCTACACTTTATATCGTAAGGGTGACCCCCTTACGTCACGCGCAGCAGCCCAGGCTATTTCGGCGCAGCTACCCGCTCTCCAGAAGGCTGTTTACGCCTACGCCTACAGGTGTGGGCCTAACGGGTTCACCGATCAGGATCTGGCGTGGTACTTCAACAGTCATCGCAGTACGTACCGCAGCCGCCGCAGTGAACTGACCCGCGCAGGGCTAATCATGGACACCGGCAGAACCCGTATTCTGCCCACGCGCAGAAGCGCCATAATTTGGGCTATCACCCCACCGGAGTACATAGCATGAATCATTTTGACAACAGGAGCGAGTATTACGCCAGCGAACACATGGCCGCCCATATAGACCTTGAGCGCATCGAGCGAGAAGAGGCTATGCGCAAGCTACGCCCCGCCCCGCGCACCCTCGCGGAGGCATTTCCAGACAGCCCACAGGCCCACTTTGCGACTTATGAGGCGGAAATATCCGACTTCGCCTGGACAGTGCTTGGCTATGTGCTGGCTTTTTTTACGGGATTCTTCGCGGCGGTACTGATGATGTGATACAGTAGCCCCTGTTGTAGTCGTTCACAACAGTTGAAAGCCATTACTCATGCATTGGCCCCTACGGGGGGAACGACCCAGTGCAGCAGTAACGGCTTTTTTCGTTTGTGCGATGTCAACCGTCCAGTTGTCGGTTACCCAATACGGCAGGGCTGGAGGATAGGGACTACTGTGGGAAAGCGTTGAGAGAGTCCCAGGGGTGGCGAAGATAGTGCCCCTACGCGAACGACTGTCGGGTATGTGCGGCTCCGTCCGTGTATTGAAGGCAAACCTGGTTAACCCTTGGGAGGGCTAGGTTTTGCTCACCATCCGTGTGAGGGGTTTTAGAGTAGTCAGGGGGATAGGTGCTAGGTTGTAGTGACCTAGTTGTTAAACTTTTTTTTAGGGGATGTGATGACTAAAGACGAAGCACTAAAGCTGGCGCTTGCGGCGCTAGAAAATATGCGTCTTGTTGAATTAACTATTGAGGATTTGCAAAGCTGGAATAAAGCAGCCGAGTTTTTACACCAAGCCCTAGCGCAGCCAGACCATATTGTTGACGCCAACAAAATGGCACAGCCAGCGCAGGTGCCTGTGGATGATGTTCGCGGGTTTTTGGCTGCACGGCTAACTTGTTGGCACAGGCTTACCCAAAAGGAATCAAACGAACTTGTGGCGTTATTTGAAGTAAAGCCACCACAGCGCCCGTGGGTAGGGCTGACGGATGAAGAAATAAATAAATCTTATGAAGAGGCTTACAAAGTGGCGCAAGGCAGGCGGCTTGAGGTTGCATTTGCCCGAGTCATTGAAGCCAAACTCAAGGAGAAGAACACATGACTAAATACTTAAAAGAACGTATCGCAGAAGAGTGGGCAATGCTTGATCCTGTTGATCCATTGCGTAGATTGTTGTCAGATGTGATTGACGTTTTATCGCAGCCAGCGCAGGAGCCGCCGTCAGAGTGGGCGGGCATAAAAGCAATACTGGATGAGTATGGGTTGCAAGCAATTGACTTTGTGGCTGATTGGAAAGCAGCGCAGCCAGCGCAGGAGCATGTGCCGTGGGGCGCTAGTGTGCAAACGTCCCAATACAACGATGTGGTTAATGGAAAAGGTACGGGGCAAATTGCCACCACCCCACAGCAGCGCCCGTGGGTAAGTCTGACGGATGAGGATGCGCGTATTGCTGCGCTTGAAGTAAAGCTAAAAGACAGGCTTGCATTTGATGCCGGTATGTTCGCAGCAGCA